GGTTCAACATAGGAGGGAACAAAGCAACTTTGCCCTCCCAACTATTATCTACTGGTAAAGCTTCCTGTGTGACTTTTCCTGCTGGGTCAGTATAAAAAAAGGCAAACATGCCTGCTCTTATGTCTTTTTCTTTCATAGTGTTGAATCTTTGTTTTTCATTTTCCATACTATAAGGTACTTTATGCCAAATGACAAAACTATATAAACCATCGTGAACATGCATAGGATTAAATTCATATTTCTTTTGAAAGTTTACCCATAGATTAAAAAGTTCTATTTCACAAGGTTTATGATTGAATTGAGAGTGAGCCTTTTTAAAAAAGTCAGGAAATTTTTTTTGATGTTCGACTATCAATCGCATTAAAAAAGGAGATATCGCAGCCTTACCTTTTGGTATTGAATATTCGTGTTTGATGTTTCCAGCTAAATCACTATTCAATGCCGTTAAGTCTTTTTCTTTTATACATTCGTCTAATATATTTAAAAGGTCCTTAGGGACATCTGTTAATACATACATTACTGTTGTTGTTTAACCTCCAATATGGATACTTCGATCATTGCTCTGGAAGCGGCATTTGCTTGAACTTTCATTACATCTCCCTCTTGGTACACCATACTGGTGCTTATGGTATTTGTATTCGATGCTGCCACATCAACTTGAAATATTTGAAAGTCAGCACTTCCATTATTATGATCAATATTTACAGTCACAGCATTTGACCCGTCATAGTTGTGTGTGTTAATGGTCTTAACGATAAATGTAGATACAGGAACTGGTGGTGTCGCTGCAACATTTGCTGTAGGCACAGTAAATACTGTAGTCAAATCTGTTGTCGTTACGTTGGTAATAAATCTTTTAAATACATCAGCCATTTGAAAAAAACCAACTCCTTCTTGTAGACTCTTCTTGAGTATCTTGTGTGTAAGAACTATTAAGTTGTTGAACTAAATCTTCCAGTTGTCTAATTAGTTCTGCATATTGTTCTCTTTCATAATTCTCTCTTGGATCAGGGAATCTAGTTAATGTTAATTTTGCCATTATCTTCTACCATCTGGTTGTATATCAAAACGTTGAGTGCCTAGTCTCCATGCTGTGCCTGTTGTGTTAGATACAAGATTGACTGTAAATTCTCTACCTCTACCGCGCAAACTTACAAAATCTGTCGTATCGGAAAAGCTTGTAGTTTTAGTTACACTAGTGCTGTTGTTTGGATAATTTTTAAATTCTAACTTTGCATTAAGTGTGCCTGCCTGATTTTCTATATCAGGTATAATTTTTGATACAAAAGCAAACTCGTTGCCTTCTCCTATTTGAACGACTCCTGATTTAACAAAAGCTGTTATAGCTTGGCCATCTGCATCATTACCTGTTTCGTGTAAAAAGACTTGTGTAGCTCCATCAGTAAGTCCTGATATTACCTCGTTGTTAGCGGTTGTATTCTCTAAATACTCCGTGGCAACAGGGTTGTCGTAAACTTCTCTATCTGTCCAAGTCGTTCTGGATAAAGTGCCAGTCCACCATGTCCCTTCTAAGTAGTTGTAGGCAACAATAGCATTTATTTGATTTGATCCTGTTCTATTATAAAACCACATGATTTCATTAAACTCACCATTATGCCCAGCAAAAGCATTTTCTGAACCTGTTTGATTTATATTGTTAAATACAAACTGTTCTACAGTGCAAGGAAGTTTTTTTACAGAACCATCGAATAAGAAAAAAGAGTCTTGAGACATCCAATAACTAACACCATTAATATCTACACCAGCGTGGCTACCTATTATCCCACAGTTCTGACCTAGTTGTCTCAAGCCAAAAGTAAAAGGTGGACCAATAAATTGTAGAGCATGTAAAGAAGTATCTGTCCATACGAGTATCTGACCTCTAGATCTCTCTGCGGCCACGATCCGTGATCCGTCGGCGATACGCAATGAACCTGCAGTATTTTCTGCCGTTGGTTGATAAGTATTTCTATCTTCTTGATTTGAAAATCTTATTAATAAATCATCTTGAGCGCTAGTTCCTCCAATAGTTGGTTGTGTGCCCATAAACAAAACATGTCTATCAGGTGTGGATACTAAACTTATTCTTGATTTAGTTGGTGCATTAGTTATCGCAGTAGCTCTTGTGCTTACTCCATCATCGGGATCCCATTCAAAAGCACCACCATTTAAAACAGTTGCGATCAGTAATTGACCAAAGTTATCTAAAGACCATTGTCTTGCTTCTAATGTAACGTTAGATGTTGTTGAGGGTGTGCCCCATGTTGAACTGCCCCAAGTATCTGTTCCCCAACCAAAAGCAGGCACAGAAAATTCTGGTCCTATTGAGATTTGATATTTAGCATTACCAGTGCCTCCTCCACCTGAGGTTGACCCAGAAGCGGCAGACGTTGTAGTTACTGTATATGCGGCAGTATTAACAATAGAAGAAATTTCAAATTCTTTGTTCATATCTAAACCATCAATAGCAGAGAAAGAATCAAAAGTTACAAAGTCTCCTTTAGTTGCCCCATGTCCTGTATCTGAAACTACTACTGTGGTTGTTGCATTAGTGGTAAAAGGATTAGAAAGACTACTTGTAGTTTTTCTTAATGGTGTAATATCAAAAGCACTGCCCTCTTCAATCACATAAAGTTTTCTATCCGTTCCTATAACATTATATCTAGTGCCATCTAATGCTACATAATTATGCATGTCCCTAGCTGCACCAACTAAAGTTGTAGATATAAATTTCTCCCAGCCCTTAATTTTTTGTGCAGAACCTTGAAAAAAACGCACCATGTCTCCATCGGTCCATTTACCCTGACCTGTATAATCAGTAACTTCTTTGTTGATACCTGGTGCTGGTCTAAAATTTACTAGGGGCATTTCGATAATATACTACAAATCATTACGATTTCCAAGATATGTTAAATCCCATTGAAATTCTTTCTTTTTCTCCTGCATGAACACTAACACTATGTTTGCTCATACCGGGGAATAAAATAAGCATATTACTTTTAAGCTGCACTGACTCGTTAAAGTCAGGTAAATTCATATACGTTGGTGATGGCACGTCAAAATAAAAGGCGCCCGACCATGCACTAGGGATATGTATATGCTCTGTCGTGTGATCATTGTTTTTATGAACCATACCCCAAGCCTCAGTCATATCGAATGTAACGGGATGATTTGGTGTTGGAGTTCTTAATTTATATATGTTTTGTAAAGTGTGTAAAATTCTAATATGAAAGTTTTTCATCTCCTCTATTTTCAACAGTTTAGTCCAATCTGTGGCTTTAGCTTTAACATTTTGTAAATTCTCAAGGTCTGATTTTAAAGTTTGGTCATACACTATTTTTTTTAAAAATTCTAAATAGTCCTTGTTATATAAAAAATCTTCACAAATATAAATACTTCCTATTGCATTATGTGATGTTTGTATTAAAGAAATGTTCATGTTACATCCTTTTTTGCAACTAAAGCACCAACGTGGCCCTTATATGCACGATTACCAAAGTGAGTTAACGGCATAGCTAAGTCTGCCCATATTTCACCACCACACTCTTGCCACAATCTAGAAAAATAATAGTCCTCAGATAAATATCTTTTTATTCCCGCTGTCATGTACGGGCCAACTGCAAATAAATCATAACAATTGTCTGACCTGTAATGTCTACCATTCACTATTTGATCTGTCTCATATTTTCTTTCTGGAAATTTTTTAAACATTTTTATAAAAACTTCTCTTTTAACTAACATCATCCCAGTAGCTGCTTCACTCACTGGAAAAAAACCATTTTCTCCTGAGAGTTTTTCTGGGTTATCAAAATTTACATTATACCCTAAAGCTTTCGCCTCTATCTCTTCAATCGAGGCATCTGGGCTCTCTTCTAAAATTCCTTTTACTTTTTCTAAATGTAAATGTTTTCTGGGATAAATACCACAAACAATATCTTTGTCGGCACAAACCAACCTTTCAATATTTTGTCTAGTAAAACCGATATCTGCATCAATAAATAATAAATGAGTCGCTGCATAGTCTGTTTGATCTAACATCATTGAAACTAAAGTATTTCTTGCTCTAGTAATTAAACTTTCGTTTCCCATAGATTGAAATCTTAAACCAATACCAGAGGCCATTGACCATTGTTGTAACTCCAACAAGCCGTGCATTGTGGGTTCAGTTAAAAGCCCACCGTACATCGGCATACCTAAAAATATTTTAAATTTTTGATCTTTTAATTCTTCTGGTTTTATCATTTTCTACCTTTCAAAAAAATTTGTAATTTCTTTTAAATTTTTACCATTAACATAATTTAATTGATAATCAGTTAAATGGTTTGTTATTTGTTGTTTTTCTATTAAAGTCCAATTTGGCATTTTCTTTATTAATTCTAAACGATATTGAATTTTTGACAACCTATCAACAACATAGGGTTGTTCTTCAATTTTACTATTATCTATCACTAAGTGGTTGGTTCTATCAATGTATTTAATCCAGTTGATGTGGTACTCAGTCCATAATTCTATAGCTTTAGGTAGACTCCATCTTTCTTCTTGACTAGAGATTAACAAATTAACATCATGATAATCTGGGTATTGATTTAATTTAGATTGATTTATAAATTGAAGTCCATCTTTTATCAAACAGTTTAGCCACTCAGACAAAGGTCTATAAGTAAATATAAGAGGAGTGTTTTGAAAAAGGTTAGCGGTGGCTTTTTCAGCATCAGCATTGTGCATCCATGACCAATGCCCAGAATCATTCTTATTATTATTTTCGTTAAAAAAATTTACTGCAATTAAATTTTTAACATAATTTGTTCCAGATTCTGGTATACCAAATATATAGTATTTCATTTGTAATTTTTCTTTTTCCAAAAAATTTTTTTATAGTTATCAACATAATTTCCAAAAGCCTTCAAATACTTTAATCCTCTTTTTTCTAATTCTTCCTTAGTTTCTTCAACACATTCCATTTTCCAACTATCTCTTTTGAAAGGCATAACTAATACCATGGGTGTGCCTTGTCGCAACATTACTTTTTCATTATAAAAATTTGTCCAATAAAAAGGGAAGTTAATGTTTAAATTGAATGAGTCGGTATCAACCACCCCATCAATGATCTTAAACGGATAGTTACGATTAAAAGGTTGAGTGAATATACAACTATATCCCGGTGGAGTTTTAATTATCCAAGGGCAATTAAACTTAAACACTGCCTCTACTGTTCTTCGGTTGTACCTAATTTCATTTGGAACTTGTTCGCTTATATGTGTTGTTACTTCAAAATCTTGTGCCTCTGATTGTAATATTGTTTCATTTATTTCAAAAAAAGCTTTTTCATTTTCTTCGTCATATCTATATGAATAATCTATTGGGAAAGGAATTATATATCCACATGTTAATGCATCTAAAAATGGTATGCATTTTTTCAAAGTTTTTCCTGGCAAACCTTGACTATTATCAAAATAAGTTTGCATGTTTTTATACTCTTTAGGTATGTGTAATAAAGAGGGTTTAGGATTTGGTATAGAATCTTTATATTTAGATATGAATTTTATTTTTTTGTCTAACACTACTTCAAAAGAGATTTTCTTTTATCATATTTCCATTCTTTATAAGGCCCCCCTTGATCAACATAGTGTAAAAAAACCATCATATAGTGATCGTGTTCACAAATTTCTCTCCAATGTAATTTATCCATACCTTTAAAAATTAAAGCATTATTTTGTGACATAGGGTATTTGCCGTCTATTCTTAATCTTGTGAGCTTTTCTTCTTTATCGAAATACTTGTAATCTGAGGTTTGATCTTTTTCCCCAATAAATATTTCATAAGGTTTATCAATAGGATCTGCACCTAAACAAAGCGCAACTGTAAACTCACAAGATTCTCTATCGGTATGCACAGGTAAATCTGAACCCTTATCATAAATTCTAAAATAAGAATATGTGGGCCATAATTTTTTACCAAGATTTTGTTCTATGACAGGTGTAGACATATCAAGCAACACTTCCATTAAATTCTCTGCGTGTTCTCCTATTAAAGAGTTGGCTTGTGTGTCAACTTTAAATTCTTTTTGTTTTCCAAACTTCATAATCAAATAACTATATGTCAAATTTAAAATTTCATCTGGTAAAAATTTTTCAATAAACAGTGGCTGCATTATTGAATCCAACCAACTATGGCATATCGGCTGCCTGATTTAATTTTATTTACTTGATGAGGAAATAAGAAACTAGAAGGAAAAGCCACTATATCTCCAGTATTTTGAGGATATTGTTTATGATCATTTTCAACGTCAAAAACAAATTCTCCTCCCTCAAAATTATTATTTAAATTAATAGAGATTGATAATTGTCTATCAGTGCATTTAGATCCTGCGTCTACATGAAATGAATATCCTGCATCGTAGTTATTTGAATCATACTTTAATAATTCTAATTGGCTGATTTTTTCAAATGCAAAATGTTTGTTTCTTTGTTTATATATATCTGCTATTTCAAAAAACTTTGATTGAATATAATTACTTACTATTTTTTTTCCTAAGGTGTCAGTGTTTAACATATCCTGTTTTAAACAGTTCCTTATGTTTTTATCTAAACCACCAACAGTCAAAGCATCCTCAAAAGAATCTTGAAAATATAGTATTACTTTTTTACAAATATTTTCAGGAATAAATTTTCTTATTTCTAAAATATGATCTTGCACTTTAATAAGTGATACTATGACCTGAAAGATAATTATTTCTAGCTGTATCCGCGGCAGTTGTTGCTGCAGTTACTGCAGCAGAGTCATCCTCTGCACCTGCATCAGAGTGAGCACTATATGTTGAGTCGTAATTAGTTTTCCAAACGTCCTCAGCTTCTGCTCTTATAACAACATTTGTTGCCCACTGAGG